ATAGTAGACAGTTTGCTACTTTTCTTGATCTTATTTCTGAAGGAGAAATAGAAGGTTTTGCATCTGCATCAAAGGAAGGACTTACAAAGGGAACTGCCGCGTATAATAATGCTGCATTAAAAGATGTATTTTTGAACGATACACCTGTTTTGCAATCACAGGCTAATTCTGCTTCTCCAAGTATTTCAGATTTTAATTTTCAAGATGTAACATTCAATCCACGTTTTGGAACAGCAGATCAAGCTAAAATACAAGGTATAGAAAGTAGTTCCTCAGTTACGAGTGTTGCAGTAATAGTTAGTCAATCAGCACCTGTTACAAGACAGATAACAAATTCAAATGTTGATGCAGTAAACGTAACTATTACTTTTCCACAACTTCAAAGAGCTACAGACGAAGGGGATTTACTAGGCTCTAGTGTTCAATTAAAAATTTCAATTCAATATAATTCTGGTGGATTTACTGACGTTATAACTGATACAGTTACAGGTCGAACTGCTGATGCATATCAAAGAGACTATAGAATAAATCTTACAGGTGCTTTTCCTGTAGATATCAGAGTATCAAGACTTACACCCGATAGTACGACAACAAATTTAGTTGACTCATTTCAATGGACAAGTTTTGGAGAAATAGTTGATGATTCTAATACATATGCTAATAGTGCTTATACTTCTCTTCGATTGGATTCTATGCAGTTCCAATCAATTCCTAGTAGAAAATATCGTATTAGAGGAATAAAAGTAAGAATACCGGGAGCAGGTGCTAATGGATCAGGTTCTCCGACCATTGACTCTGTAACTGGTCGAATTATTTATCCCGATGGATATATTTTTAATGGAGTTATGGGAGCTGCTCAATGGTGTTCATGCCCTGCGATGGTGTTGCTCGATTTATTATTAGACACACGTTATGGGCTAGGTAATCATATAACAGAGAGTTCTTTAGATTTATTTTCTTTCGTTACAGCTAGTAAATTTGCAAATACTCTTGTTGATGATGGCCTTGGCGGACAGGAAGCTAGATTTTCTTGCAATGTAAATATTCAAGCATCAAGTGAGGCATTTGATTTGATAAATGAATTATCAGGTGTTATGAGATGTATGCCGATATGGTCTGCTGGT